GCTCTTGGGTGTTCGGCTTCTGCTGCGACTTGCATCATATGATCAAGAGCTTCATCCGACTTATTTAAAAGATTCTTTAAATTATCACGTGCAATATTATAATCTTCCTCAGCATCGTTTGAAAGATTCATATTATCCCGTGCCTTAGGCACTATTTCGCCGTGACTTAGTTTAGACTGCGCGGCAAGCGCTTTAGTCATTTTTTCTAGTTTATCACTCATGACAATTCAATCGTACTTAATGTATGTGTTCTTGTAGGAGAGTCCTGCGAAGTTATAACTTCCCCGGCAGTAAATAAACCCTCAAGCTGATCTACAGTAGCAGTAAGACCATCAATTGTTCTAATAGTGCCACCTACTAAAGATGTATTACCAAGTACAACACTGTCGAGCGCAAATGTCGGTGTATCGTCTGCTGCGAATGTTAGTGTATATGTATCATCAGGATCTACAAATGAAGTAAATGTTTTAATTGCTGCAGACGGAGAATCTTGAGATACTGTAATTTGGCTATAGAAGCTAGGTGAGTCCGATGGCGAGTTATTTGTTACTACATCCATATCTGCAATTTGAGTAGATACACGTTTAATTATATCCTGAGTACCAGTACCTGGTGCAAACTTAACTTTAATTGTAAAGTCAAGCGTGTAAATAATTACTCTTCTATTATTTCCAAAATCTCCTTCGTATTCATCTTGAAACGAAACACCTTCTAGAATAAAAGGAACGTCAGTCTTTGAGTTTGGCCCGTCAATACCTTTAATTGTTACAGTATATTCCGGCGGAAATGTAGGCAAAATCTGTTCTACAATTTGTAAAGCATCATCTTGGTTTTTTGCATATACATTTAGCTGCATACCAATATTGTATGGAACGCTCTGAAAAGATGTCACTTTAGTAGCTGGATCAGAACCGCTAGATAACTTATTTAATTTATTTAACTTAACAGCAGAATCATAAGTTATTGACGTCATTTCAAAACTTAACCGCGGCATTTTAATTGCAACACCCGGATCATCAAAATTTGCTTCTTCACGGATTCTAGCTAAAAACTTTTGCCGCGGCCCGTATGCAATAGGTACATGAATAGTATTGCTGCTACTATTTGTACGAGCTATTTTTATATTATTAAATAGTGTACCAAAAACTGATACAACTCGCTTAATAGTAGCATTATAGAAATAAGTTCCCGTTAACATTACATTGGTTCTCCAAAGGGATTAATTTCACTAAAGTCGATATAGTTATTTACTGTTCCGCTTTCAAAGACGTCATTATCTGCATAAGGATCACTATCATCTACGGCATTTAGTGTATCGATAGATGAAATAGTACCGGAAGCAGCAGATGTACCGCCGGTCAATACATCACCTACTGTAAAGTTCGATGATAAACCAACCACTGAAAGTTCAGATGTACTAGAATCCCATGCTGCAATTTCACCACTAGTTAGATCTGCTGCGCTTACGACTTCACCAACCTGGAACGTTCCACTTACACCGGTTAATGTAAATACTGATCGAGCCGCGTTATCAAGTTCGATCTTGTCGATTTCTTCGATACCGGTATCAATTGCTTCATGTCCATACTCGAATGCCTCAATTGTCATTTTATATACAGGAAGATTATTAAGCTGATAGAACGGTTGCTCGTGTTCAACGAATGTAATTTCCATCAATGTTTTGGTAATAGCGAAGTATATCAAGTCGCCTTCATTTGGTCGTGTTAGCCCAGTGCCAAATGTTGCTTTTTCCCATGTTCGTTTTGCAGCAATTAGTGTCGCTGAGTCACGAAGCTGAACACCAAACTTACTCAGTATACTTCCTTCACCTTCGAATGAATCTACGTTTTCGACGTACATTTCAATAAGATATGCGTCATCAAATTTAGACTCAATATCTTCATTAAGTAAGTCGTCTTCTGATACAACAGTACGCGGAATATAATAAACCTCTTGACCATAAATGCCAAGGGCTTCTATAATCATATCCTCATAGAGGTGTTGTTCAGCCGTTGAGCCTTGTGAAAAATATGTATTTCTGGCCATTCATTACCCCATAAAGTCCATCGGCGGCATTTCATACCGAGACTGCATTTGCTCTTCGATTTCCTTGATTTCTTCTACGGCTTCATCGTAAATTTGCTGGCCATTAATAGTTACACCGCCAGGAAGCTGAACGCCTTCAAACTTTTTAATATTTGTTCCCCACTGTCTTTTTATTAAAGCAGTAAGATATTTTTTAAGAAAGATGTCGTTATACACATCTGTGTAATCCGCGGGATTAATAGTTTCATATCCCTCGATAATTATATACTCGTTAGCAACAATGTCTGTTCCCCACCGAGTTTCCATAAACAAACGATTCATGTGGCGGTTAAATCGGGTTGTCTGATCTTTACCATCAAAAAGCTGGTCAATAAGCGCAATGTGATCTTGTGTCATCGCATAATGTAAAATTGAACCGGGGCCTCTTAAATCATATACATCATTAAGCATTAACTGATAGTCAATACTAAAATCACCAGAACCTCCAGCATGCATTTTAAACGGAAGTACCCGGCTTACGTGAATAAATGATTCAGGTAATGTAATGTATTCATTCGTAATATCGTCTGATGTCACTAAGTGTTTTCGAAAACGACGAATAGTTGCATCGCTATGATATTCTTGGTAGAACTGAAATGCTTCATCAATACGATCTCCAATTTGGTCATCATCGATATTGATTTCTACTACTGGTGCACCTAAGGCTCTTAAGCAATAATCAGCAAGTGCTTGTCTAGAATTTGGTTTAGCCATTGTTTTGTTCCACCAGTTTATTAATCATGCTTTTTAATTCATCAATTTCGTTTTGCATTTTTCTCATTTCATTCTGAGAAGCGACTGCCCTTTTTCTATTTTCCACATAAGAAAGATAGGCCTCTCTATCGGTATTTATAATAGCTTTAGAGTGCAAATCTTTTTCAAACCCCTTTAAATCAGTTTTTTCTCTGTTACTCATTATGCTGTAGCAATTGCTCTCAATTCTTTTAGCTTTGGAACTTTGTGCGGCTTCGACGAACCCATACAGAATTTAATCTGGAACGAAGTAAAGTCTTTAATACTAGTGGTCGACGCAGCCGGTGAATTAAACCCGTCTAATAGGAAATCTTTCTGGAAGTGAACTTCTGAAAACTCGCCGGTGTCATTAAAAGGTATTTTATCAGAATCAAGTCTAATGAACCCAAACTCGTCACTATTTGGGCTGTTGTCTTGAGCAGTTCCTCCGCCAAATCTTGCGTATGCTCTTACTTCGGTATCAGTGGGTCTATTAATTTTAACATAAACATCCAATCCCGTAGAAGCATTGTCTAACTGAGCAACCCGAGAAATATATCTAGCTGTACAACTGCTGCCATGGTATTTAGATAGTTCTTCATCTGTTCCGGCCGATTGCTGTAACGAAGTGATTTCATTATTATATGTTATTAAAGAAAATCTATCCAAGTTTATCATCGGCGTTATAAATTCATTCCTAGACGTCATAGTTGCCGTAACTTTTATAGTATTCGTTGTATTACTATTATCGTTATTTTGTGTAATACTGTATTGGTCGTTCAAAAAATTAACAATTTCATTTGCTCGACAGCTAATGTTCTCTCCCGGAGTACCGGCTGTTTGAATTGAGTAACTCACATCAACGTCGGGATGTTGAAATTCAGTAGATAAGACTTGAGCCGAAGTTGCACTTGGAAGCGGATCAATAACATCTGCCGCGCTATTAATCGGCAATACTGTATCAAATGTATATGATGCTTTCTTTGAGCCGGCACTTCGATCCGGGTCGCTAAAGAAATTATACGCATTCATTGTAAACTTCATGTCAATATTTTGATCTTCGGTCCATGTTGAAGCGTTTTGTGACTTAAAGAACGCGCCGGCATAAGGTTGTTTTGTAATCACAGTACTGCCGATTGATGAAATATCAATTCCACCAACTTCTCCTACCCAAAGTTTATATCCAGTAGCT